CGTCGGTCCAGTGGGACCGCCAGGTCCGATCAGCGGCAATTTTCCCGACGCTCCGAGCGATTCCAATCTCTACGGCCGCAAGAACGCGGTTTGGAGCCTGATTCCCTCCAGCGCGAGCGTTGCGGTTGGCGCGACTGCGCCAGCGACTCCCGCCGACAATACGCTTTGGTGGAAAAGCGACGTCGGCGTTATGTATATCTATTACAACGACGGCAATTCAAAGCAGTGGGTGGTGGTCGATCCAACGATCGATCCCGGCTCGTATGTCGTCAAGGCCGGCGACACCATGCTGGGCCCGTTGACGCTTGCGGCCGATCCGACAACCAATCTGCAGGCCGCAACCAAACAGTACATCGATAATCGCGCTGTTCGTTATGACGCCGCGCAAGGCCTGACAGCCTTGCAACAATCACAGGCGCGGCGGAACGTTGCATTCACGGCTGCAAATCGCAATCATATCGCAGGGCTTGGGCTTTCGACGGCCGGCGCTTCAGCGACTTTTTCCGTCAATCCTGGCGCTGCGGCCGACTCGACCAATGCGCAAATGATGCTGCTCGCGGCGGCGATGAACAAGACGACTGCGACTTTTGCCGCAGGTTCTGGCAACGGCGCACTCGACACCGGCTCGATCGTCGCGAGTACTTGGTATCATGTTTATTTGGTGATGAACGCATCGACGATGGCCGTCGATGTGATGATCTCGGGCTCTCCTTCTTCGCCAGCGGTTTCGGGCGGCTTCTCGCTCTTCCGCCGCATCGGCTCGATGAAAACCAATGCAAGCAGCCAATGGATATCGTTCTCGCAACTCGACGATGAATTTCTTTGGCTGGTGGCAGTTCAAGACGCGGCGAACATCACGCTTTCCACCACAGCGACGTTGCTTCCGCTGAGCACACCTTCCGGCGTGCAGACACTGGCAGACGTGGTGTTTTCTTCCAATCCCGGCGCCACGATCTACTTTGCGCTGACGTCGCCGGATCAGACAGATTCGGCGCCTTCGGCAAGTATTTTTGATACTTATTCCTTGAGCAACACGGCTCCCGCATTTTGGCATGGATACCTCCGCACCGATATCAGTTCACGCATCCGTGCGAGAGCCAGCGGCAATGCTGGCGCTTGTTATATAAACACTCGCGGTTGGCGCGATCCGCGCGGGAGAAATGCCTGATGTCGATCGTCCCGTTCAATTGCGCGATCGGCGATGCGCCATCGAAAATATTGCCGTGCGCCAGCACGGTGGCGCTGGCACCGCCTGACGACAGCGTCGATACCAACAAGATCATTATCACCGGCCATGGCACGATCACGTCATTCGGGCCGCCGCCAGCGAACACCGGAGTCACCAAGCAAGTCACATTCGAGCCGAGCGGCGGTTCGATCGTTCTGACGCACAGCGCGCCGTCGCTCGTTCTGCTCGGCGCGGCGACGCGCACTATCGGCACCGTATGCATCGGCGTCTACTCCTGCGACACGAGCGGCCATTGGACCGAAGAAAGCTTCGCCGACACCACGCAGGCGCCAGGTAGCGGCGGCGGTGGCGGCACAGCCGGCGTGAGTTCTTGGAATTCTCGCACGGGCGCCGTCACGATGACGCTGGCCGATATAACCGGCATCGGCGGTGCGCCGATTGCGTCGCCCGGTTTCAGCGGCAGTCCTTCCGCTCCGACACCGACTGCCGGCAACAGCACCACGCAATTGGCGACGACAGCTTTCGTCGGCACTGCGATCGCCAATGCTGCAGTCCCCGCGCCGTCTAGCACGACTCCGGCTATGGATGGTGTGGGGGCGGCTGGCTCCGCGGCGGCCTACGCTCGCGGCGATCACGTCCATCCCTCAGACACCACGAAGGCCAATCTTGTCTCACCGACATTCACCGGAGCGCCTTCAGCGCCGACAGCGGCTCCCGGTACAGGCACAACGCAGCTTGCTACGTGCGCGTTCGTTGGCGCTGCGATTACTGCTACTGGCCTTACGCCTTCGTCTACGACTCCTGCTATGGATGGCGTCGGTGCGGCAGGCTCGGCGACGACCTACTCAAGAGGCGATCACGTCCATCCAAGCGACACCAGCCGAGCACCGCTCGTCTCTCCCGGCTTCTCTGGAAATCCAACAGCTCCAACGCCTGCGACTGCAGATAGCAGCACAACACTTGCGACGACTGCTTTCGTAAAGGCGCAAGGCTATCAAGTTAACAACGCAACGATCACGCTCTCGGGCGATATCAGCGGCTCGGGCTCGACGGCAATCACCACGACGCTGGCGACCGTCAATGCCAATGTCGGCACCTTCCAAGGGATCACAGTCAACGGCAAGGGACTCGTGACCGGCGCTGTGAATATGAACTATGCACCGCTTGCTAATCCTGCGTTCACTGGAAGTCCAACTGCTCCGACAGCGGCTGCTCTTACGAATACAACTCAACTCGCTACGACTGCTTATGCAGATGCGGCTGTTGCAGTTGAAAAGTCTCGAGCTCAAACTGCAGAAGGATTGCTTGCGCCGCTTGCCTCGCCGACATTCACCGGGAGTCCCGCAGCGCCGACTGCGACGGCCGGGACGGCGACGACGCAATTAGCCACGACCGCATTCGTTGGGACGGCGCTCACCAACGCCGCAGTGCCTGCGCCATCCTCTGCAACGCCGTCGATGAACGGCACAGGCGCGGCCGGGACGGCGACCGCTTATTCTCGTGGCGATCACGTCCATCCGACAGACACGACGCGCGCACCGCTTGCCTCTCCTGTATTCACCGGCACTGTGACATTAGCTGCTGATCCAACGTCTGCCTTGCAGGCGGCAACCAAGCAATATGTCGATGGTCATGCTGGCGGCACAGTTTATATTGCCGACACACCGCCTACCGGGACTCCAGCAGCAGGAGCGCTGTGGTGGGAGTCCGACACCGGAGCGCTGTATATCTATTACACTGACGCCAATGGCAGTCAGTGGGTTTTAGCAGCGCCGCCATCCGGCGCGATCACGAATGCGGTGCGGTTTGATACCGCGCAGAGCTTGAACGCCACACAGCAGCAGCAGGCGCAGAAGAATATCGGCCCATTGGTGGGCGTCACGGACGGCAGCGCGGCGGCGGCGGGGCAAATCGGGGAATGTATAACTAGCTACGCGAGTGGCGTCGCTGCTGGAGCCAGCGGCAGTGTTCAGAACATCACCTCGATCACGCTGACTCCAGGCGATTGGGATGTCTCCGCGATAGGCTCGTTCCTTGGCGCTCCGATTACCTTTCAGCAGTTCAGTGTGGGGCTCAGCACGACATCGGCGACCATGCCGAGCGGGGCTGCGAACACAGGTCTGGTTAACAACTACGTTGGTCCATTCCAACAATACTATCAGTGCGGCAATCCCATTGCTCCATACCGTTTCTCGGTGACCGTCAACACGATCATCTATCTTTGCGCGACCATCACATACAACGCGGGAAGCGGGTCGTTCAACGGGCGCATTCAAGCGCGGCGCATGAGGTGAGGGATGGGCTTCAATTTCCCCAACTCACCGACAACCGGCCAGCTCTATCCACAGCCGCCGATCGCGGGTGCGCCGGTCTATCAGTGGGACGGGCAGAAATGGACTGTGGCGACAGGCGTCGCCGGCACGGTCTATATCGGCGATAGCCCGCCTTCCAATGTGCCGCCGGGATCGCTGTGGTGGAATTCCGCCAATGGCCAGTTGTACGTCTATTACAACGACGGCAATAGCACGCAGTGGGTCTACGCATCGCAGGCCTCGGTCACTCCGGTCACACGCTCGTATCTCGCTGGATTGACACTTTCGACTCCGGGAAGCTCGGCATCGTTCACGGTTGCAGCCGGCGTCGCCGCGGATAACAGCAACGTCGATATGTTGACGTTGGTAGCCTCGCTCTCGAAAACCACGGCCGCGTGGGCTGCGGGCGCTGGGGGCGCGCTCGACACCGGCACCATCGCGATCAACACTTGGTATCACGTCCATCTCATCAAAAACATCACGACTCAAATCGTCGATGTTTTGTTTTCGCTATCGGCGACTTCGCCGGCCTTGCCGAGCGGCTACACGGAGTTTCGCCGTATCGGGTCAATGAAGACCGATGGTTCAAGTAACTGGATCGCTTTTAGCCAGAACGGCGATGAATTTCTGTGGAGTGTTCCCGTCTTTGATCTCACTATTAGTAACCTGCTCGGTACGACCGCAATCACAATGACATTGGCGAGCGTGCCTACGGGAGTGAAGGTCTATGCACTCGGTTGGACAAATCAGCAAGGCGCCAACACTGGCTCTTATATTGTTAGTTCTCTCGACACTGTAGACACTGCGCCAGCTACGAATGGCATCGGCCTTACAGTCCTAGCTAACGCAGTCAACGCGTACTTTATGAGCATAAGAACGAATACGAGTGCGCAATTTCGCGGCCGTGCAAATGTCGCCAACGTCAATTTCGGTTTCACCACTATCGGTTGGATTGATCATCGCGGAAGGGACAACTGATGTCCCTCGACTTTCCCAATTCGCCAATCGTGGGACAGATTTTCCCATCGCCTGCAATCGCAGGCGTGCCACTCTGGAGATGGGACGGCACGGAATGGATGCCCGCCGGGAGTGGAAGCGGGAGTGCTTCGGCAGTCTCATCGGTGCTGCGAGGTTATCTTGCCGGGCTCACGCTCTCGACTGCTGGCCCATCGGCCTCGTTCTCGATCGCAGCCGGCGTCGCGGCGGATAGCACCAATGTCGATATGCTCAACAACGCCGCCGCACTCACGAAGACGACGGGCGCGTGGACGGCAGGGACAGGGAACGGCGCGCTCGACACTGGCACGATAGCAGCCAACACTTGGTATCACGTCCACCTGATTAAGAACGTCACGGCCGTGCTCGTCGATGTTCTGATCTCGCTGTCGGCGACCGCGCCGACGCTGCCGAGCGGTTACACGGAATTCCGCCGCATCGGTTCGATGAAAACCAACGCCTCGAGCCAGTGGACGTTGTTTCGTCAGGATGGTGACGAGTTTCAATGGGATGTGCCGACGACTGATTACAGCTCGATCCAAAATCCTGGCACCGCGGCGATCTTGCGCGTCGTCAACGTGCCGCTTGGTGTCCGCGTCAGGGGACATTTCGCGGTCATCGTGCAGAACCAAGGCACTGCCTCGCAAGCCTTCGAAATGGCGCTGACCGATCCGCAGGGCTCGGATAACGCTGCTGGCACCAGTAACCTGTCCGTGTATACATATCTAGCCGCGACCTACATCTTCATAGTCGGCGCTCAGGCTGACTGCTTCACCAACACCTCCGGGCAGGTTCGAACGCGCGCGTATTACAGCGACGCCAACTATTACTTCTATCTCAGCACGCTCGGCTGGCGGGACACGCGCGGAAAGGATTTCTGATGGCCGCTCTGGATTTTCCGGCATCGCCGGCCGTAGGGCAACAATATCCGTCGCCTGCGATCTCGGGCACGCCGGTCTATCAATGGGACGGTTCGAAATGGATCACGCAGCTCAGCACCAAATCCGTGGTCTATAACGACGGCTCGATTCCGATGACGGCGGCGCTTACATTGTCGGGCGATCCGGTCAATCCGACAGACGCAGCCGATAAGCATTACGTCGATAACATCGCCGTTCCTGGGTCGATCCCGAGCGGATCGGTGATGTGCTTCTGGCAAGCATCAGCGCCGGCCGGTTGGACGCAGAACGCATCGCAGAACGACAAAGCGCTGCGCGTCGTCAATGGCGCGGGCGGTGTGGCTGGCGGCACCAATCCGTTTTCTAGCGTGATGGCGCAGACGGTGACCGGCAATCACACGCTGGCGCTGAGCGAATTGCCAGCAGGAATAGCTTCATCTTCTAGTCAAAGTATTAATGTAGCTCTGTCTAGTGGTACTTTTCCAATCTCTGCCTATTGGTCACTTCAATCAGGGACGCCGGGTGGTACTCCATATATGTCGCAGGCGGGCCCTTCTGGTAACAGTTACTCTGGCGGCATGGGCGGTACTAATACTATTAGTGTTACATCTGGCAACACAGGCGGCGGCGCGCACAGCCATCCGATCACCATGGCGATCCAGTACATCGACGTTATCCTGGCGAGTAAAAACTGATGCAAATCCCGCACGCAGAAAAAGGCGCGATCTGCCCGCTGCACAAGAAAGACGTTTCGACCGTCTGTCACAAGTGCCCGTGGTGGACGCGACTGATTGGAAAAAATCCGCAGAGCGAAGAAATGATCGACGACTGGCGCTGTGCCATCGCGATGATCCCGATGCTGCTGGTGGAAAATTCTCAGATGCAGCGGCAGACCAAGGCCAGCGTCGAGACGTTCCGCAACGGCATGATCAGCGGTGTGATTGAGGCGATCGGCGAAGCGGCGCAAGGCACGCAAAGGAGATTGAGCAATGAGAGTTTCGATCGTAGCTCCCGATAACATGGTCAGCGTCGATGGCCAAGTCGGACTCGAGATCGATTGCGCGCAGTTGAGGGAAGGCAACATCCACGCCGTGCAATGGTACGACACGCATGGCGAGATCGAGTTTACCACGGAATATCTGTCAAAGGAAAAACGTTGGCACAAAGAGCCGAATGAACACATCACCGACTTTTCGCGGTTTCGAGCCTATGTTGATCAATGGATCGTGGCGAAAAGCAAATACGATCAAGAACAGGCGGAGATCAAAGCGAAGATGGAGCAGGAGAGGTTCAACGCGGAGGCGACCGCGAAGAAAGCCAATGAAGAGATGAAAAAGATGATGACTGAGGCGGCCAGCAAGCCTGTCACATGATTGGAAAAGTAGTACGATAGGAAATCAGCGCGTTTCAAAACAGAGAGGTGTTCTATGCCGTCAAAACTTGCACTGATTACATGGGATGAGGGCCCGCCTCCAGCTGGCGGTTCGCCTCCCGGCATTTGGGGCGGAGCGCCGCTGCCATGGCCGACGCCGCCGATCTATTATCCGCCAGGTGTCTGGCCGGGACCGGGTTATCCGGCCCATCCGATCGCGCCCGGTGGTCCACCGCCGAGCGTCTGGCCGGGGCCTGGATACCCGGCACATCCAATCGCTCCTGGCGGGCCGCCTCCCGGCTTCTGGGGCGGAGTCGCTCCGCCGTATCCCGACATTGGTGGGCCCGGTGCGCAGCCAGGACCGTCACATCCAATCGTGATTCCGCCCGGTGGCAATCAGCCGCCGACTGTCTGGCCCGGTCCGGGCGGTCCGTCACATCCGATCGTGATTCCGCCCGATGCGGTCGCGCCCGGTGTGCCGTCGCATCCGATCTATCTTCCGCCAGTCGTATGGCCCGGTCCGGGTTATCCGGCGCATCCAATCGCGCCTGGTGGCCAGCCTCCGGGCATTTGGGGCGGCGGTAATGTGCCGATGCCGACGCCGCCGATCTACATTCCGCTGCCTCCGGGTGAGCTGCCGCCTCCCGGCGATGGCAACGCGCCGACACATCCGATCGTGATTCCTCCGGGCACGCCGCCCGATCCGAACGGGCAGAACGTGCTCGTGCACGCCTATGTTCCGGGTTATGGCGGTTGCTGGTTCTTGGTGAACACCGCGACGGTCGGCGGTCAGCCGCCGATGCCGGGACCGAAGGCGTAATCAATCTCGACCACGGCGTTTCTCCCAAACTTGGCCCCGCTTCGGCGGGGCCTATTTTTTTGTACCGAAATCTTCCTGTAATTTCGGGAATCTTCCCGTGGGGAATTCAATCACAAAAAAGGCCTGCCGTGTGCAACCGGCAGGCCAGAGTTTGCTCGTGACAATTCGGGCAGGAGCGTGTGTCGCGTTCGAGCCCGCTTTAACCTTTAGCACGAAGTGGCCAGTTTACAACAGCCGCTCGCTCGGGTAAGGGATTCGGCAAGAAAAGTGAGCGTGTGTGTCGGCCTGGTAATTAGCGTTCGTCGGCGAACAGCCGTCCGACATTGCACGTCGCTGATCTCCAACCACACAGGGAGTAGCGAAGTGCCGAAGACCTTTCCCATTAAAATCGAAGTCGAAGAGTTCGCGCTCGGCGCCGTGCTGCGTCGTTTGCACGAGATGCAAGGCATCGCCAAGCTCGATCTGTTGCTCGGTCCCGGTGGCCACAAGCCAATCGCCAAGGGCAACGGCCCTGGCGCGCAGGACATCATTATGGAAATGCTTGCGACGGGCCCGAAGAGCAGCGCCGAATTGGCGGCGGCGGCTGGTTCAAAGAACCGACTCTACGGTGCGATTAACCAACTCAAGAAAAAGCATCTGATCAAGCGCGTCGGCTCCAACACCTATGCCTTGACCGAAACGGCGAGCAAACGGATCAACGGTGCGCCGCTCGCGTTGCCGCCACCGATCAAGCGAGGCAAAACGGGCCGCGCGTCGCCCGGATCGACCATGCAAGCCGTCATCGCCATCCTGACGCAGCATGGACCGGCGCGGCCGATGGAGATCGCCGCCCAACTGTCCGAGCATGGCGTGTCGCCGAAGTCGCTCAGCGGCGTGCTGAGCCGCGCTCTTCGCGATAGCATCGTCAAGCGAACCGATGGCCGCTACTCGGTCACGGCGAAAGCTGCGAAGGAGTCCGCATAATGGCTATCTTTCGAACACTGCGGACCTATCGCTTTCTCGACAAAGACCCGGTGGTGGACGAGTTGCGCACGCTGGTCGGGGATCGCGGCTTGGACAAACAACTCGGCCACTTGGCTGAGTTGGCTGGCGTCGCGCGCTCGACGGTGCACAATCTCTTCAATGGGGAGACAAAGAAACCGCAAAACCGGACGGTGATGGGGATCGCTACCAGCATCGGTTATCGCCGCGAGTGGGTATCGACCGAATTCGATCTTGACACCGAGCTCAAGGCCGCGCGGGCGTGGAATGTGAAAGAGCGCAAACGCGTCGAAGAACTGCGCGAAAAGGCAGGCAATCCTCGCAAGCGGAAAAAGCGATGACCGGGAAACCCAAGCGCGTCGGCAACAAGCTTGAGATCAAGGCCTATCTGCACTGCGGCCTTTGCTTGCAGGAGACGCCGGAAGGCGTCTCGCCGCAGCAGTTTCAGCGGATCGAGGTCGGCTGGACGCCGCATGGTCTGCAAGTTTGGTGCAGACGGCACGACGTCAATATCTGCCACATCGACTTCGAAGGGCAGACGCATCCCGCGGATACGTCGAGAAAGGCGACACGCAAATGAGCGAACAGCAATTACGCAGTCTGATCGAACGGGCGTCGCACTTTGCCGAAACCATGATGCTTCTGGAAGGCAGCGTGGCGCCGATCTGGCACATGACGACGCGCGGTGGCGAAGAGATCATCGAGCTGATGCCGCCATGCGAAAGCAAGGACGACGCGATGGCCTTGATCCGCTCGCTGATGGCGATCTGCGACGTGGTGCGCTACGTCTATTTCGCCGAGGCCTGGACGCTGCACTATCACGCGACGGTCGATAAGCCGTTGCCAAGCAAAGAAGAGGTTGAGCGAGTGGCGAGTAAGGGTCTGAGCAATCATCCCGATCGCATCGAGATCGTGATGTTCACCGCCGAGGACAATGAGGCGGGCCTGATCAGCGGGCATCGCCGGATCATCCGCGACAACGGCCGCCCGCATCTCGGGCCGTTGGAGATGTTGCCGAGCGGTACGATCTCCGAGGGTCGCATGGT